ATGGCGGCCAAATCGTTCAAGCAGATGATCAAGGACGGCGACCTGAAGCGCGCGGATGCGATGAAGGCTCGCCTCGAAGACCTTCACGAAGAACCCGGCTTCAACCTGCGCGCCGAGGGCGAAGACCTCGAGCAGAGCATCGCGGATCTGGCCGACTACCTGCACCAGGGCGGCATCGTTCCGGCCCTTGAAGTGCGGCCCCGCGAAGAAGGCGGCATGTGGGTTGTCGACGGGCACCGCCGCCGGCGCGCTTACCTGAAGCTTGACGCCGAGGGCCGGCTGCCACGTGACCCGAACGGCGAGTTCTGGGTGCCCATCGTTGCGTTCGGCGGTAACGACGCTGAGCGCGTGCTCCGCGTGATCACTTCCCAGGAGGGGCGCAAGCTGTCCCCTCTTGAGCTCGCACACGGCTACAAGCGGCTCATTGCGTTCGGATGGACCGTCGAACAGATCGCCCAGAAGATGGGGCGCACCCGTCAGCACGTCGACCAGGTGTTGGTCGTAGGCAACGCGAATACCGATGTGCAGCAGTTGATCAGCTCCGGCGCGGTAGCGGCCACCACCGCCGCGCGGATCGTCAGGAAGCACGGCGAGAAGGCCGGGCAGGTGCTCGGCCAGCAGCTCGCGAAGGTGATCGCAGCGGGAGGGACAAAGGTCACCCCCAGAGCGGTAGCCGAGCCGACCGTGCCGCGCGCCATTCTCGATGATCTGCTGAAAGTCACTACCGATATCGTCGATGCCTTCCCTACGGCACTCCGCGCAGGCCTGGCCGAAGGCCCGGAATCGATCACCCTCACCACTCGCTCGGCATGGGTGGAGCGATTGATGGATCTCGTCGCTCAGGCGAAAGAGTCCCTCCAGGGGTAAGCCATGTTCATCCTTCCATTCCTCATCGGCCTGGTGCTCCACGACCAGCGGCCCGAACCGCTGCGCGCGCTCGATAGCGCCAGCGCCGATCCTGACCTGTGCGCCTCGGCGCCAGCAGGCCGAGAACGATGTACCCGCGGGGCGTCCGGAGTTCGGGCTCCAGGCGTCCCGCCCAAAATGCTTCAAACCATAAGGCGGTTTGTAAGTAGAGGCGGGGCGGTGGGCGCCCCGCTTCACCCCTCTCTCGACTTCATGCGCGAGCACTCCACGCAATGCCGAGTGCTGACCCATGCAGCCAAGGAATCAACCATGCACGCAACCATCAACTGCGGCGGATGGATCGGCCGCCAGGGCCTCGGCCTGGCTCCCCGCGAACTCGAAGCTACCGCCTGGAGCGCCAGCGAACTGACCGCAAAGGAAGTCGCGCGGCGCATGGGTATCTCCCCAGGGACTGTCGAGAAACGTCTCGACGACGCGAAATTCAAGATGGGCGTGCGCAGCGTGCGCGGACTGGTGCTTGAGGCGTTCCGTCGCGGAATCATCTCGCCGGCCGTCTTCGTGCTCGCATTCCTCGTCGCCGGCCACCCGCTGATCGATGACGACCACATGAACCGGAACCGCAGGCCGAGCAACGAGCGACGACTCACCGAAGCCCGCACCATTCGCCGGATCGAAGAAATCACCATCAACGCGTAGGAGAACCATCATGCTGAAGCATCAGGAACAAACCGAAGTTCTCGCCGGCCTGCTCTCCCAGACCGCCCTCGCCCGCATGGCGTTCGCTCAGCGGATCATGGCTACTGCGGCAGCGGAACCCTACCAGGTCGTGCCTCAGGGGCGCGGTTTCTTCCACATCGTCGAAACTGCCACCGGCAAGGTGCGCGGGTTCCGCCGGAACCACAACGAAGCATGCGCCTATGCAGAGCAATTGAAGCGCCAGCAGGCCGCCAAGTGACCAAACGTCGAGCAATTCGAACCGGCGGCATCGGTGCAGCCCTGGGCTTCATCGTGCTTGTGTTCGTGCTCCCCGCGGCTGTTCGGCAACAGCCACCCAGGACGCCGCCGTCCGCCGCCGCGCCAGCAGTTCAAGAGGCGAAGCCTCGAACGGTCTCCTACCGCTCAAGCGCCAGCCGCCAACACTCCTACATCTTCTGACCGGAGATACCCCATGGAACTACTCGCCAGGGCAAAGGCCCACTACCTCGCCGCCGTGTCGCTGTTCATGGCGCATAACGATGTCCGCTACTACCTCAACGGTATCAGCATCGAGCCGGCGTCTCAGGGAGGCGTTCTACTGATCGCAACGAACGGCCACCACATCGGAGTCATGCACGACCCTGACGGTTGGGCTAGCAATAAGATCATCATCAGCCCGAGCAAGGCGCTGGTCGCTGGCCTGAAGAAACGCAACGCCGGCACGGCGTTCATCTACGAACGCGCAGGGGTGATCTCCGATTCCGACTGGCCCGCTCCCGATGACGTGAAACAGTTCGCGCCGTTCGATCCTGGCACTCTGATCAGCGCGCAGCTCGAACTTGTCGACGGAAAGTACCCGGACTGGCGCCGACCGATTCCGGCTCAGGGGATGGGGTCGCCGATCACCGCGGTAGATCCTGCGTACCTGGGAACGTTCGAGAAGGTCGTGAGGATATTCAACCGGGGCAGCGCACCGAACCTCGTACTGCGACAGGCAGATCCGAACTCTCTGATCCGCTGCACATTCCCTGACCATGAGCACCTGAAGAACTTCTTCGCCGGGGTGATGCCGCGCCGCGCTGATCACGAAGAACGATACGACGGCCTGCCCGACTTCCTGGGGCTCAAGGCGAAGAAGGTGGCCTGATGGCCAAGACCAACGCCCAGCGCCAGCGGGAGAAGCGCCAGCGGCAGCGCGAGGCCGGCATCCCCGAGCGCAAGCTGCCCTCCCCGCCGGCGATCGACGCCGCGTTCGAGCGCCTGCAGGCGGTCGGCGATTTCGAGGACTGGCGAGAAGCGTTCTCGACGCTGCTACTCAACGCCTCAGCCCTGCCCGATGCCGACCTCCTGCCTCTCCTCGTTGTGTCGCGACACGAATACACGCCAAGCGAAAACGTGTCGCGACAACTACTCGCCGCCGGTCTCTCCGTAGCCGACGACGAACAGTAACCCACCACCAGATCACCGACGCTAGCCACAGGCCGGCGCGGCTCTACTCGTCCAGAGATCAAGATGAACCATCACCAGGAACTCGACTTCTGCACCATGTGCAGCGGCATCGAGGCGCCCAGCGTTGCCCTGGAGCCAATCGGGTTCCGAGCACGCTGGTTCGCCGAGATCGAACCATTCCCATCTGCCGTGCTGGCTCACCACTACCCCAGCGTTCCAAACCATGGGGACATGACAAAGCTCATCCGACGCATCCTCACAGGGGCGATCGAGGCTCCCCCCCTGGCTATTGCCGGGACTCCATGCCAAGCCTTCAGCGTCGCAGGTTGGCGCGAAGGCCTGACCGACCCGCGCGGCGCCCTGACCATCAAGTTCGTGGAGACCATCGATGCAATTGACCTTGTTAGAACCCACCGCAGTGAGCCCGAGTGCATCGCCTGGTGGGAGAACGTTCCAGGCGTCCTCTCGGACAAGGAAAACGCCTTCGGCTGCTTCCTCGCAGCCCTGGTGGGCGAATCCGAAGAACTCCAGCCGCCAGGGGGCAAATGGAAGGACGCTGGTTGTGTGTATGGACCCAAGCGAACAGCCGCGTGGAGGATTCTGGATGCCCAATATTTCGGCCTGGCCCAACGACGCCGACGTGTGTTCGTTATCGCAAGTGCTCGAGCAGGATTCGATCCATGCGAAGTACTTTTTGAGCGCGAAGGCATGCGCAGGGATCATCCGCCGCGCCGAGGCCAGGGGACGAACGTTGCCGGAACTCTTACAAGCAGCCTTGGAAAGAACAGTGGAATCCCTGCCGGAAACGACTGCAACCCCGTAAACCTGATTGCGGGAACGCTCCAGGCGGGCGGCAAAGCAGCCGGTTCCGCAACCCTGCAGGATGCTGAGTCAGGGCTTCTAGTTGCCTTCGGTGGTAGCGCGAACTGCAAGCAGACCGATGTCAGCACCGCACTGAGCGCACACCCTGGCGGCACCCGCATGGACGCGGAGACGGAGACCTTCGTGGTGCATGGTACGCAGGATCCAGATGTCGCGCTGGGGATTGCCCACACGCTGGGCAGGAACCACGGCCAGGAAAATGCCGTATTCGATCCGAACCAGATCACCAGCGTGACGAATCGCAGCCAACCCACTCCCGGGCTGTGCCACACACTGCCTGCATCGAGTCAGCCACCCATTGCCTTCAGTTGCAAGGACTACGGCGCCGACGCCGGCGAGGTTGCGCCGACGCTACACGCGATGGGGCACGGCGACAGCCACGCCAACGCCGGTGGCCAGGTTGCGGTACAGAACACAACTGGAGTCCGTCGCCTCACCCCCCGGGAATGCGAGCGCCTGCAGGGATTCCCCGACGACTACACGCTGATCCCTTGGCGTGGGAAGCCCGCTACTGAATGCCCTGACGGCCCGCGATACAAGGCGATCGGAAACTCGAAGGCTGTCCCTGTCGTGCGCTGGATCGGGCGCCGCCTTAAAGCTCATCTGGAGAAACTCTCATGATGCATCGCGTCTATCTTGCGGGTCCGATGACGGGCCTTCCTGATTTCAACTACCCCGCGTTCAACGCCGAGGAGAAGCGGATCCGCGCCCTCGGCTATATCGTCGAGAACCCAGCGGTCAACATGGTCTACCGCGGATCGCCGTGGGCGGCATTCATGCGCGACGGGATCAAGCGGCTGATGGACTGCGACATCCTGGCCCTGCTTCCAGGGTGGGAGCGGTCCCGCGGCGCGAACATCGAGCGCAACCTCGCTATCACACTCGGCATGCACGTCGTCGACGCCGAGGCGCTCCCTGAGCCCGACTTCGTCTGCAAGTGCCGCGCAATCCAATTCACCTGCTGCGGCATTCCGAGCGACAACGACCCCTTCGTGTGCCGGCGCCTGGCCGGAATGCCGGCGTACCAGTCCCCCGAGGATCAACTGGCAACCGCACGGCAGGCCCTCGAGCAGATCGCAGCGCTCACCGACGTCTCTACCGGAGGCATCGGGATGGACGTGCTCAAGATCGCCAAGCAAGCCCTTTCCCAATAGCTCTATCAGCGGTCAAGGACATGCATCTGATACTGCGGCTCTTTCTTCTGTTCATTGAGCGTCCAGAGGTCGTCCCTCTCACCGGTGGACATGTGGATTCTCTTATCGCGACTACATAGGTATCGAACCCTATCCAACGTCAAGTTGGTGTGGCTTGCGATCGCTTTGGTAGACCTGTAGTCAGGCGCTCCCTCTCTAGAAGACTCCGACTTTAGCCAGGAATACACCCGTCTCCCATGCAGGAAAGCCTTAAGCCAGGCATGGAAACCTTGAACGCCGTAGAGGACCAATCCAGCTACTGCCCCACCGGCGGCCCCACCAATAGATGTCGAGATAATGTCGTCCAGCAATTTCTGATCCATGGACATGCCTCCTTAGGGCTCGATCCGATTTCACGCAGAACCTAGTCCAACTAATTCCAAATCGCCAGCAGGCGAGAGGTATTCCCTATGTCCGCAGAAAAACCGCAGGGGGCGCCATGAAGGCGCGCATCGAGAAGAAGCTGAGCAAGCGACTGGTCGAGCTTTACCCGGCGTCCTACAGCGGCGCCTGGCGCGACGAAGAACCGTCTGAACTCGCATATGAGCAAGGTACCCGAGTTCGGCATGTTCTTTCCGTCGGTGGTGGTGTCGACTATTGGGGTGAAGGGCAGGACGCCTACACCGTCTGGCAAGACTGGCTTATGAACTGGTTTTGGCACGGGCCATTCGAGACGTATCCGGAGGGTCATCCTCATGAGTATTACCCGGATACTAAAGGCTTCAAGCCAACCACTCGCAACCTACTGAAACTGGCCAGCCAGTGTCAGTTGCAGGGAGAGCTGTTGTGAACGCCCCCATTTACTGCCGCACAACTGGCCAGCGCATCGGGCAATGCAACTGCATCCGGTGCCGGCCTCCCGAGGAAACGCCATGCACACCCTCAACCTGACCGCGCTGTTCCTGGACGGCGAGGATGGCCAGCGCCTGGCCGAGGTCAACGGCCTCCCACGCCTCGGCGCCCTGCTCTCATCCGCTCAACTGCGACAGCTCGCGCGACAACTGAACGAGATCGCAAACGACGCAGACCAGGGCGCCAGCGGTGAGCACTGCTACACGGCACCACCTTACGGAGCCTGCCCGCCATGTCATTCGACGAAAACGCCGCATACCGCCGCATAAAAGCCCTCTGCTCTCCCGCGCCAGCACGCTACCTGCACATTCCCACCGGCATTCACTGGGTCGTCATCGACAGCCTGGGCAATGTCCTGCAACTCGAAAACATCGAGCGCCGGCGCCGACTGATAACCGTTTCTGACCTCGAAACCGAGGCCTGGAGAAAGCTCCCATGACCGAATCAAAGATTTGCACCTGCTCGGACGGGTCGGCGTGCGCTGGCCGTGCCCGGCACATCCTGCAGAGCAGGCAGGCGGGGATGAGCGCGCTTCGAAGCCCGGCCTGTTCTGCCGAGACTGCGGCAGCCGTCTAATGGTGCGAGGCGTTTGCAGCATCTACTGCCCGAAATGCGTCTACGAGGGACTGGACGACCGCGCGAAAAGGTCAACAAGCCCGGAAAACGTCGAGGCGGTGCTGGTTGCAGTATCCCGCGCCGCCCTGGCGCAATCCTCCCCCGTACCGGTCAGCAATATCGAATTTGCCCGCAAGCTGTTCGAAGAAATGGCGCTGATCGCTGACGATGAAAAGTGCATTCGCATGCTGGCAGGAGCACTGACGCAATCCTCCCCGACTACCGATAGCCGACCCGCTGAATGGTCCTCCTACGATCCGACATGGGTCGTAGATTTCATTCGCGACAACAGCATCTTCAACGCCGACCTGATCGAACGGATGCTGGAGTATGCGACTCGGCCAGCAGGGGATGTGCCGCAAGCCGAGCAGGCAGAGGCGGATCGGCCGGAGGTAGCAGAAGTCGCGTTCGTCCTGCGCAACATCGGCGCTATGGACGCTGAAGACATCGACGGAGACAACGTTGATCTGCGCTTCGAGGATGCCGAAGGCCGCGATACAGGGTGCGACGCTTCCATCGTCGAGTACGCCGAGAAAGCCGCTGACCTACTCGAACAACAAGACCGCATCGTCGGGGAGCTGCGGGCGGATCGCGATTCGTGGGCAGAGCAGGCAGAGCAGCGACTCGCGGACTGGGATGAAATGCGTAAAGAGCGCGACGCCGCCCTGGCCAGGGTCGAACAGCAAGAACGCACCATCGCCGGCATGAACGAGGCGCATGCGAAGTTGGCGGGTTTGTATGAAGCCGCCCAGGCTCAGCACAGCGTGCCGGAGCTACTGGAGTGGGCCGTTGACCGTTGGCACGCGGAGGTTTCGCTACGCCCGCTCATCAACGTTCACCGTCGAGCGCTTGACGATACCTGGCGCCAGGTAATTCGCCGCTTAGGCGGTGACACTGGCTTGCTGTGCGGCCCAAGTCATGACGAACTGCTCGCCGCCGCGCCCGGCAACTCGGCTCAGCACAGCGTGCCGGAGGGGTTCATCGGGCGCCTGTCTGAATTCCTCGCGCAGCGCGGCACTACTGGGAAAGCTCTGCTCCGAGAACTGCGCGCCATGCTCGCCGCCGCTCCGGCGCAAGGAGGTGAGTGATGATCCTGTACGGCGTAACTATTGATCTTCAAGTAGTCCCGGTTCGGCTAGGCAGCCAGCAGATGATGGAGTGCCGCGACGTTTTCAACAGTGAAAAGGAGGCGAAGGCGCGGGCCGAGGAACTGCGCTCTCTGTGCGCCGCCGCGCCCGGCAAGGAGGTAGGTCATGAGTAAGGTTCAGCGGTTCTGGTGCGATGAGGCGCGGAACATCCGGTGCGTCCGTGAGGATGACTTCGACGCACTCGAAGCCGAGGCCCAGGCGCTAAGGGAGGAAGTCGCAGCGCTGCGAATGGCGAGAGATGATTTCAAACTCGAACGAGACCTTGCTCGACAAAACTTCTGCGACGAGCAGGCTGCGAATTATCAGTTGCAAGCGCACTTGAAAGCCTGCCTCGGCGAACTATCGGAACTGCGCGCAAGGGTGGCTGTTGTGCCGGAGCGAAAACTCCTAAATGCCGGAGTCCCAGGGCTGAATCGTAATAGCGGCTGGAACGCCTGCCTCGACGAACTGGCGCGCCTCAACGGTATGACGGTCAGCGAGGGGCTGTTGCGGCGGATCGTAACTCCGGCACTTACCAGTTCGGATGCGCAGGACCGCATTGGCGCACTTGAAGAGTTGCGCGCCCTGCTGAGCGAGCAGGAGGGAGGGAAGCAATGAGAGAGGTAACTGAACTGGATTTTCGCCGGCCGGAGTTTCGTGACGCCAAGGTCGAAGATTACGAGTTCCGCCAGGACGGCGCGCTAGTACGAAAGGATCGGTGGGAGCGCGGGATTCGCGCGATCGTCGCTGCGCTAGGCTGGTCTCGAAGGGATTTCGAAGTGGAAGATGTTGTGTCCGAGGTTGAGCGGCATGTCGGAGGGTGGATGGATGCAGATCCTGAAGATTTTACCGATATGCTTCTACAACCCGTTGATATCAAGATGCCGTGCGGCTCTGTATTAGCTGAGTGCGATGCAATTGACGGATGCCTTGTCTGGAAATTCAGCGGGGCAACGTTCACCCAGGAAGATATAGGGCAAGCGGTTCAGAAGTGGCGACGCACGAAGCTCCATCAGGACGTTGCATAGCCACCCATCGCCAGCCACTGTACGCATATACAGCAATTCGGATAATGGGCTACCCACTACCCGGATTGAATATGCCCTACCAGCCCCCACAATTCCGCCCGCCGCGCCGGCATGAACTGGCTGGCCTGAAGTACTACCGCACCGCGTCAGCTTACAACTGGCTCGGCGTAGCGATGGCACATCCGACTCGCGCAATCCAGTTGCTGCTCGAACAGTGTGAGCCAGACGTGCTTTCGCCGATGTTCGAGATTGAGATCGACGCGATCCTGCGTCAGGCCGATGAGTACGCAAAGACCGGCCAGGTGCTCGAGCGCGAGCAACTGCGCGAAATGCTCATGCACCTGATCTCGAAGGCCGCGGGCGACTGATCCGGAACCACCATGAAGAAAGCCCTTTCCCGACTGGCGGCAGTAGCCGTCATTGGCGCCAGCCTGGTCGCGCTACACGCAGTGATCGAGCTAGCGCCAGCATTCGCAGCCCTGCAATGGGGCTGCTCGTTCTAGCTCGCCGGTAGCCGAATAGGCTGCCAGTCCCCGAAAACCATTTTCCCGACCAGCGCCAGCAGGACGGGGAGGTATTGCCAATGGAAACCGCCAAGAAGATCGAGCACCCGATCGACCGCGTAATGGAGCCCGTCATGGCTAGCCTGATCGGCTGCTCCCCGAAGTCTCTGGAACACCAGCGCTACCAGGGCCTGATCCCGCGCTGGGTCTGGGCAAAAGAGAACGGCCGAATCTACTACTACATTTCGAGGTACAACGAATGGGCAGAAAGCCGCGCACCCTGCCGACCGGCATTGAAGTCGTCCAAGGGAAGTACGTCCGCATCCGGTTCACCTGGAACACCCGACGCTGCGAGACGCTTGCATATCCCCCGACAGCGAAAGGGATCGCCGAGGCCGATCGTCTCAGAACTCAGGTAGTCCAACTGATCAAGCTGGGGGTGATGACCGAAGAGAAGTACGCGGAGTTCTTCCCGGACTCTTCTTACGTCAAAAGTGCGTCGATTCCCACCTTCGGCGAGTACGCCCAAATCTGGCTCGACAGCAGGGAAATCGTCGAGACAACACGCAGCAACTACAAGGGCACGCTCAACCGCTACTGGATGCCACATCTCGCCGAGGCGAGGATTGATCTTGTGTCGGCCGCCGATGTTCGCCGCATTGTCGCCAATACCGAATGGAGTTCCGCTGGTGTGCGCCGTAACGCTGTCGACAAGCTTTCGAGCATCTTCAAATCGGCGCTGGCGGACGGCTTGATCAATCGCAATCCGTGCGCATCGATTGCTCGGCCGCGTCTCGCGAAAAAGCAGGTAGATCCATACGAGCGCGACGACGCCGAACGGATCATCGGGTACCTCTACGAAACCTGTCGCGGGCTGACCGAAATCTACGCTGCATGGTTCGAGTTTGCCTTCTTCACGGGGATGCGGCCGGCAGAACAGGCGGCGCTGAGATGGGCAGATATTGATATGGGCAAGCAAACTGCCCATGTGTGGCGGGGTCGGGTGAAGGGCAAGGTCTTTGAGCGCGTGAAGACCAAGGAGGAGCGGACGGTGCTGTTGAACAGCAGGGCAATGCATGCGCTCAGGGTTGCCGAGCGACTGACGAAGCTGCGTAGCGAGTATGTGTTTGCGCCAGCAGACGGAGATTCCTACATCAAGTCCGACAGCACAACGAGAGACTATCTGCTCAAGGCCCTGGTGAAGCTCAAGATCAGGCGCCGCCGGCAGTACGACACTCGGCACACCTACGCGACCATGTGCCTAATGGCGGGGATGAATCCGGCGTTCATTGCGAACCAGCTCGGTCATAGCGTACAAATGCTACTGTCCACCTATGCGAAGTGGATGAACTCTGATGCCGACAGGGCCGAACTCGACAAGCTTGATCGGCTCGCGATTGGTACAAAAGTGGTACACAAGGCATAG